AACGTTTTAGTCTGGTCCGGCGGTATACTTACATTAAATTATGTGGCTATCCCTGGAATTCCTCAACAGAAAATTGATCCGACTTTCATAGCTTCAGTTTTTACAGGAGTTTTAGCTTCCTTCGGAATTCAGACAGCGAGTAAGAAAGGAGACGGTACCATGAAAATGAATGGTAATGGTGCTCCTGGATCTGTATCTAAAGCGGATATGGAAAAACTGATTGAGAAAGCAAGTCAAACTGCTCCTGCTCAAATAATCAGAATCGAACAAGCACCTATTAAAATAGGTGGCGCTGAACCCTCTAAAGAAGATTAATCATGTCTTGTCAAAAAGTAATTAATGTCATTGCTGTTGCGTCTGCTGTTGTATCTGCTGCCGTTGTTGGGAGTGGCCTATTTGTATTTGTCAACAGAGATAGCATCATTGATAGCGTCAAGCAACAAGCTATTGAAGCAGCTCTTGGGTCACTTGGTGGACTCGGCGGTGGACTCCCTACTGGTGCCAACGATTTGCCTAGTCTTGGTACTACTCCTAGTCTCAGTGGTCCTGCTGCGCCGCAAGCGCCTCCAATCCAAAGTCTCTGATATAGAGGACGAATTGGATGAACAAGTGGATTGGCCTTAGCCTAGGATCTCTCCTGGGTATATCTCATATTGGAATGATTGGTATGATTGCTCAGGGGAATAAAATCCCTAAGGTTAATCTACCAATCGGAGAATATACTTCTTACGTTGTAGAAGCAAGTGAGAAGGGATATAAAATTAGTTATAGAGCCCATGATCCAAAAGTAATGGTGAAATTGGAGAAGGGTACAAGTCCTGCTGGTTTCTTAGGATTCGGTAAGAGACATGTCTATAAAGAGAATCAGTATATGGCAGAAGGTTATCTTCATACTACTCCTATGACTGATAAGGATGGCAATCCACTTACAGCAAAACAAATTGCTTGTATTAAAGCACAAGGTAGTGGAGAATCTACGGGAAGATTAGTTGGCGGTGGTTTAGGTACTGCTGTTGTTGCTAATACTGGTATTGCTTCAATACCTATTGTTGGTTGGGTTCTTGCTGGTGCAACTACAATGCTTGGTATGGATCAAGGTGCTGAAATTGGTGGTAATATGGCACAAGACTTTAAGGGATGTGAAGATATAGAACTGGAAGAGAATATTAAGTGATTAAATAATTGCATGTATGTAGTATACGAAGAACACATAGAACAACTTGAGGAAGAGAATGCTGATTTAAAGCAGGAAGTTCTCATCCTCAAGAGAAGATTGCGCTATTATCAGGCAGAAGAAAGAGAAGAAGATAAATAAAAGGGACTTCGTTCTATGTCCATGGAAGTTAATGAAGGCGGATTAGCACGTGCTATTAGCAAGTCTAAGACGAAGGTGACTGGTCATATTTCTTCTGATAGAGGTTCAGACGAACCTGCTAATCGTAAGAAGAGACAGAATCTTGAAAAGGATCTTCAGAAGAAAGGTATAGGATATAAGAAGTCAGTAGGTGAATATAAGTATGATAGTGGTGAAAAAGGAAGAGAGGTTTCTTATCAGACAACCAAGTCGGATAAGATGTCTAAACGTAAGTTTGGTAAGTTGATGCGTCGTCTTGGTAGAAAACATGATCAAGAATCTGTTATAACTAAGGATAAAGACAAAAAAGCAAAATTACATTATACTGATAAGTCAAAGAAGAAGTCTGAGACTCTTGGTAAGACAAAGGCAGGTAAACACCCTAAAGATTATGGTGATACTAATGTAACACCAGTAAGGGGTAAAAAGTTACCTAAGAAAACAAAGGATAGGAAAATGCATTACGGCGAAGATACAATCCCAAGAGCAACTGGTAGAACACTTTATGTGTGTTTTACATGGCGTGGTAAGTATATGAACCTTCAGATGTTCTTTCCTAACCATAAGATGCCATCTAGAGCAGATGTTCAGGATGCTATTCAAAAGGTATATCCTGGTTCAAAAGTTTCACATTATGATTCGGTTCTAAGAGATCCTACAGAACCATTATTACAGATGCCTGAGCAAGCACAAATTGATCAAGAAGTTAGTGCTAGTCCAGATGAAAATAAAACAAAATTGATTAAACCTAAGAAAGTTGCTGTACCAGATGATAAAGACAAGATAAAGGCTAGAGATGATAAGCAACTACAACAGAAACAAAAGAGAGTTTCTACTATAAAAAGAATTATTCTTCTTAAGAAGATGCAAGCACTCCGTAGTGGTGGAGGAACTGATATTACCACTTAATTATTATGCCTGAAGTATATCTTGGTAATCCCAATCTAAAAAAAGCTAATACTGACATTGAGTTTAGCCATGATCAAGTTCAAGAGTTTATTAAATGTAAACTTGATCCAATTTATTTTGCTAGAGAGTATATAAAGATTGTAAACGTTGATGAGGGTTTAGTTCCCTTTGATATGTGGCCATTCCAAGAGAAGTTAATTGATAGATTTCACCAGAATAGATTTAATATATGCATGATGCCTAGACAGACTGGTAAGTCTACTACGTCTGTATCATATCTACTTCATTATGCTTTGTTTAATGATAATGTTAATATTGGTATTCTTGCAAACAAGGCAGCAACAGCCAGAGACTTGTTAGCAAGACTTCAAACTGCATATGAGAATTTACCCAAGTGGATGCAACAGGGTATTCTTGTATGGAACAAAGGTAGTTTAGAACTAGAGAATGGTTCTAAGATTATGGCAGCATCTACATCTGCTGCTGCAGTTCGGGGTATGACTTTTAACATCATATTCCTAGACGAATTTGCGTTCGTTCCAAATCATATTGCTGACGACTTCTTTAGTTCGGTTTACCCTACTATTTCATCTGGTAAATCAACCAAGATTATCATCGTTTCTACCCCCAAGGGTATGAACCACTTCTACCGCATGTGGCACGATGCTGAGAACGGAGATAATGAATATATACCGACTGTAGTCCATTGGAGTGAAGTTCCTGGTAGAGATGATGCTTGGCGAGCACAAACAATTGCTAACACATCTGAAGCACAATTCAAAGTTGAGTTTGAATGTGAATTCTTAGGTTCTGTTGATACTTTAATCTCGCCAGCAAAATTAAAGTCATTGGTTTATGATAAACCACAAATGTCTAATGAAGGATTAGACTTGTATGAGTCTCCTGTAGATAAACATGATTATGTTTGTACAGTTGACGTTGCTCGTGGTGTAGGAGAGGATTATTCTGCATTTATAATTGTAGACATAACCACATTCCCCCATAGGATCGTAGCAAAATATAGGAATAACGAAGTTAGGCCTATGTTGTTCCCTAATATTATATACGAAACTTGTAAAGGATACAACAATGCATTTATACTTTGTGAAATAAATGACATTGGTGATCAGGTTGCATCCATACTTAATTATGATTTTGAGTACCCTAACCTTTTAATGTCATCTATGAGAGGACGTGCTGGACAGGTTATAGGACAAGGGTTCTCTGGCAGTAAGGTACAATTGGGTGTTAAGATGTCCAAAACTGTCAAGAAGGTTGGTTCACTAAACCTCAAGACATTGGTTGAGGCAGATAAGTTGGTTTTTAATGACTATGAGATTATATCTGAACTTACAACATTTATTTCAAAGAGTAATTCATTTGAAGCAGATGATGGATGTAATGATGACTTGGCAATGTGTCTTGTCATATATGCATGGTTAGTACAATGTGATTATTTTAAAGAATTAACTGATCAGGATGTTCGTAAGAGACTATATGAGGATAATAAGGATCAAATTGAGCAAGATATGGCACCATTTGGGTTTATGGTTGATGGTTTAGATGAAGATACTTTCGTAGATGCACAAGGAGATACATGGAGTACAGTAGATGAATATGGAGACAAATCTTATATGTGGGAGTACCTTTCCTAACTGTTCATTCATCGTTTCCCCTGTGTAATAGTTCCTTTCAATAAATAATTTGTAGGAAATTGGGAACCTCAGAGGGACGAAAACATGGCTATTCAGTTAGTATCTCCTGGTGTATTAATCAGGGAAGTTGATCTAACAGTCGGAAGGGCGGATAATGTACTCGATAATATCGGTGCAATCGCAGGTCCATTCGAAATTGGACCGGTTGACGATCCAATCACTGTTGAGACAGAACAGGATTTAATCAATACTTTCGGTAAGCCATTAAGTACTGATAGTCAGTATGAATATTGGATGACTGCTGCGTCATTCCTTTCTTATGGTGGTATCATCAAAGTCTGTAGGACTGACGATGACGATCTTAAGAATGCTAATGCTGGTGTTGGTATTGCTAACACAACTACTCTGAAGATTAAGAGTTACGACGATTATCAGTCTAATTATCAATCTGCTACCGATTTCTATTACGCTGCTAAGAACCCTGGACAGTGGGCAAAAGGTTTAAAAGTCGCTTTCATTGACGACATTGCAGACCAGACACTTACTGTTAATTCTACTGATCCTGCTGCCATTGGTTGCACGGTTGGATATGGCGTAACTGCT